CAAATTCCTAGGGTATGCATACACAAAATCATCTCCCGTAATAAGCATTACTAGCCGCCTAGCAGTCAATGCTCCCCATATCAATTTTCTATCACTAGGGCTAGACACTCTCATTTTATAGAACACAAAGGTCAAAAACATCATAACCCCTACTATCCAAGAGTCTCCATGTGATGTTTCCAGGCTGCCTGAGGGCATCACACCCAAAAGAAACACAAAATCCTTCAGCCATCGTACACATTTCCCTGCTAACTGTTCTGCGCACCCCTCCAGCAAGTATTGATACATTCGATACATATGAGTGTCTTCCTTTATAATCCATAACGATCCCATCATCATGTACAACATCAACATCATAGAATTTATGCTCAAATCTAATGACTCCACATCTCCATCTGAAATCATCATAGTACCATCTTTAGACTTCAAATATGTCTTATTAATTGTCTGTGCATCATTATACCCTAATTCTATTTCATCATATGAGTCCATTTCATCTCCAAACAACTGAAGATACTTCAAGTATGCTCCTCCTTCTGTCCACTTAGCCCCTATATCTATATGAACAGTACTATTCCGAGCATGCTTAGCACTTAAAGTTCCATCCAATCGTATTTCATAACTATCTGGAGCATATGTTCTCTCTTGATGTCGAGTTTTGAACAATACGTGTAAACCGGAGTCCCCACTCATAAAGAACAACCTCACTTTCTTATAGATCTTCTCAACCATATCATCACTTAAATCTCCCAGATCTATCCCTGACAACCTCTGCTGTTTTACTGACAATGATATTATATGTCGAATCAATTCTTTCTCTATTGGTACCTCATGCCGAGTAGCCTCAAATATCTTTATCAATTGTATTATAACTTCTCCCAAAATAATATGTTGAGCCTGCTTCTTCGTAGGAGAGGAAGTGAATTTCACTGTCATTCCTTTTAGTTCCACATCCTCATATTTTCGATAACGCCTCAATGACGACTTACTCTTTGTAAACTTCCAGTACTTCAAATCCCCTATTTCTAGTGTAAATCTAATTGGTTGTAAATCCACACAATACGCATAATAAAACTTTAGTGCACAATGAGTGTCGTTGAAATCATATGCTGCATCAACTCCTGTATGCATCTTAAACATTTTCAACAACCTCGCCTCTAAACCTATAGCTGGATTATACTGAGCATCTGTCACATATGGATAATTATATGTCCCTCCAAATGCCAAATTATATATTGACAATTTCCGCATACACAGCACTCTCAACGAAGGCACATTTGTCTCTATCCTATGAACATTCTCTACCCAATGATCATTTGGACATAACTCTTCAATTTTTGCTGGCACTACCAAATTGGGGAACCTCCAATTCATCTGATATGCATCCACCAACTTCACTAACTCAACATGAATAGGATCTAAACTAGTCTTTTCTGTTGCCGGTGGGAACCACTCAGAAGGCCATCCCTTAATATGCATTGGGAATACGTTAGCTGCATGAACTATTCCCTCACTCAATTTTGGATATGCTATCATAGCTGTCCCCCTAGAGACCAACACTGGATCACCCTCTATTCGCTCTATTGTGTGTGTCCTAGAAAACTCCAACAAGAACCGCCGTTGTGCCGCATCATATGTCTCACCCTTATGCTTAAAGATGTAATGTCTGCCACCTTTTATAGCCGAAAAATCATAATACAGTACTGCATCCCCATCATCTGTTACGCTTTTCTGTATATTCTCATGTTTAGCAATATACCGAACCATACTATCTTTGTCTTTTGCCCA